TGTACCGTCCGATGCAATTGTTCCACCAGATACAGAATAGCCCCCAGTTGAACTATAAGGTTGCGGGTTCTTTACATAGTTGCGCCCCGCTGCAGGCTTAACAATCCAAAACTTCATTCTCTCTAATTGCGGTGCGCTCATACCCAAGCCTCCATAAGCTCAAATGCCGTCTTTACATCCGCTGGATTGCTGGATGTCGGCATTGTTAGATTAAAATTATAAGTGTTTTGATTATACTGAGGCTGGATGGGTTCTACCCTACCAAAATCGAATTGTAATTCGCTTTTTGGCAAACGCACGTTGTCCTTGATACCCTCAGCAAGACCAGCCATCATAGACTCACCGAACTTCCAAAACACCTTCGAAGGTGATTTAGCTTGGATCATACTTCGGTACGCATTATTGATCCGGGACGCCGCGTGCTTAACCGCTGATTCGGCTGCCGGGATACTTGCTTCCACACCACGCGCAATGCCATCCACCATCGCTGCACCGATCCCCTCAGTATTCGTCAATTCACTAAAACAAGCCAGAAGTTCCGAAACGGAATCGACTATCAAAGTCCTTAGTTCTGGGTATTCATCCGTAAAACCGACTGACAGGTTCTGGACCATTTCAGACCCAGAAACTATAAGGTCTTCCGAAGTCGTAGACGTAACCAATTCGGGTATTTCGACAAAATCTGATTCCACTAAAGTTTCAAATTCTGGAAACGTACTTTCAAACCCTTCGGCTACTGAAGTAACCATTTCGGACCCAGACGTTTCAACACCCACATCCAATGAGCCTGTAATAGTATCTGGAATCGTACTGAAACGATTTACTATATCCGCTTCGAAACCCGTAAACTCTGTATTAACTCCAGTTTGCAAGCCACCAATCAACTCTTGGCCTACTGGCACAGTATCGAAAGATCCAGCCATTTGAGTAGGAAGAGCACTCATATCGGATAGGATATCAGAGCTGAAGGCCGACATCCCAGTTCCATAAGAATCGCTCATCCCGTCAACTAACTGCGTCCCTACCGGAGAAGTATCGACTGAATTTTTCATTTGGATCGGCAACTCTCCCATTTCGAGAAGCATACGTTTCGAGAAGCCATCCATCCGAGGAGTATAAGTTTCGTCAATCCCATCAACAAGCTTAGTTCCAACCGGAGTTGTGTCAGCCAAGGCCAGCATAGATTGATTGATTCCGGCAATGCCACTTGAGACGTCGGCTTCGAACATTGGCATCGAAGTAGTGAAACCAGTCTCCATCCCAGTTACCATCATTTCGCCCACTTGGACTGGATTCGAAGAGCTTTCAGCGATTGATGGCACCTTGGCGAAGGCGTCCGAGAATATATTTTCAAAGCCAGACCAGTCGCCCTTGAAGAGACCATCCGTGAGGCTCTTTACGAAATTCTTTCCGATGGATTTAAGAGCTCCAACCAATCCGGAGAAGAAGTTTTGGATGTTCTCCCAAATAGCTTTCAATCCCTCCCAGATTTGCGGCGCACCAGCCTTGATTCCACTAACCAAACCCTGTATGATTTGCGGACCCATCGCGATAATTTGAGGCAAGGACTGTAGGATGCCAACTATCAACATCATTATGATCTGAATGCCAGCCATTATAACCATCGGAAGATTATTTACAAGGGTCGTAACCAAAGAAACAATCAGTTGCGGTATAGCCGCAAGCAGGTTAGGCAAGGCTCCAACAATTCCGGAGTACAAAGACATAATCACCTGGAGACCTACGTTTAGGATCAATGGCAAGTTGTCAATCATAGTCGCAACCAAACTTATGATGACTTGTACGGCTTGCTGGATTATTGTCGGAAGAGCTTGAGCCAGCCCGGCCGCTAAGAACAAAATCATATTAAATCCGATTTGCAAGGCCTGTGGCAGAAAATCAACTAAGGTGGTCGTCAGCGTCATCAAAACCATCAGGATAACTGGCATCATAGCTGGGATCGAATTAGCAATCCCTTGAACCATACTCAGTAAAAGATTCGCGCCAGTTTCCATCATCGTCGGCAAAGCCGATTGCAAACTCGAAGCAAGGCCTGAAACGGCGTCAGATAGTTTCTTGGCTCCTCCCTCGAAATCACCGGACGAGAAAGCTTCAACTACTCCACCCAAACCCTCGGCGAAAGCACCCAAGGCAGTTAAAATAGGCGTAAGGATCGGTTGTAAGGACTGTATCGTAGTGCCGAAGGCTTCCACCATCGGAATCAACGCCGGCAAAGTCGTTTTAGCGAAGTCTCCAAGGACGCCTACAACGTCCGTAAGAGTTGGTAGAAACGCAACCCCTAATTCGTTCTTGAGGTTGGTCATAGTTGTTTTGAATTGCGCAAGTTTTGTGGAAGCGTTTTCTGCGATCGATGGCATAGATGCCGTATTTTTCGCAAGTAACTCCATCGTTTTACTCATAATCGCAGCTTGCTGTTCCGCCTTCGTCATTGACTCGACAGTCCTACCATTCTGAGCAGCCCACTCCTCATAGGCCGCAGTCATATCCATCTGAATGCCCAAGTTGTCCAAAATCATAGGCGAAAGCCGGCCTACACCTTTTACAAGGCTGTCCATCATAAAACTCATATCTTGACCGGTGGCAGCCGAAACCTTACTCAAATATTGCATAGCTTCAGGGAGTTGCTGCGCGAAATCCACACTAACCAACTGAGCGGCTGAGTTGAAGGTTTTCATTAAGTCGACGTTGGAGATCATCCCATACGAACTCTCTTGCAGACTACTCAACATCCGTTCGCTACCACCCTCAAAGGCGGACGTCAACCCTTCGAAAGCTCCTTGAATACCAGGTATCGCTGAGGCATCCGATGCAAACTTAGTAAGTGCGGCTCCAACGGCTACTACTCCACCCACTGCCGTGGCCGCACCTACTCCAAACGCCCCGAAACCTATCTGCGCAGTCTTTCCAATCCCTTGAATGACCTTACCGGTCGTCCCCATCTTCTCTATCAAGGACTTGGTCTTATGCTCGGCAGAGTCGATTCCTTTACTGAAGTCGGACCCATCCAACTTCAAAGTAGCCAGCAGCTCACCAACGTTCACTCTAAGCTCCCATCTTCAGGTTTCTTGAAAAACTCGTGCATCGCTCTGGCAAATCCTATGGCTTCTGTAGAGTCAGCCCTACCGAATTTCGGAATAAAATCAGACGGCTCTACTGGACGATGTTTCTTATCCCGAAATAGGTTTACGATAACGGCTTGAGTACTGGCGTGCCCATAGAGATCCGCTTCCAACCCAAAAGGTTCCATATCGTAAAACATCATCCACTCAGTCAATTCTCTCGAAGATATCCTGTTCAGTAGTTCCTCAACCGTGCATCCTAAAGCAAGGGCGAGTCTGAAACAAAATCTTCTGAAGTTTCCATAGGAGCTGCCACTGGCAAGTTTTTTCGCAACGATTCCTGATCTTCAGCAGTCATCCCAGACAAACGTGCCGCAACAGTCATAATTCGGTCCAACGCTGCAGCTGACTTCTTCGACAAAGCTAAAACGTCCGAAGAAGAAAACACACGATTGCCATCCGCATCGCAAATGGCATACGCAGCCATTCGGGCGCGAATGTTTCTAATCTCCATACTCTTGATTTTGGAGCCTTGAAACTGGACCATAGACGCTTCGTACTCGTCTCGTTCCGCACCGGTCAATCCACGAACAAAAACAGAACCTCCCCATTCAGGGACTTCGACCTCTTCAATTTGGTAGTCTTTAACATTGAGAATCTGATCTTTAGTTAACATTCTTCCTCCTAAGGAATAGTAATTGCACCAGCTACTCGGAGAGTAACAGATACTGATAATTTATCTTCCACGGGAGCTTGGAGCTCGAAACCGGTTACGTAGGCCGGAAACACCCAAGATTTCGCAGGCGAGGTTGGCAACGTAATCGTCCAAGTAGACTTGATCCGATTAACCATATCGTATGGGATGCCACCGCTCGCATATTTGAATGCGGTCAAAGCCGGATCGTAAACGACGTCGAAGGTCACTTCACCGGACCTGAGAGTTGAAGGCAGGATTTCTTCCCAACCATCAGTACTATCGTGGGTCGTAACATCTATCGTATCCATCGTGGGAGACGGCCCAGAAATAGATAACACCTGCGGTATTTCTACAGCACCGCGTAAAATTTTCGTTCCAAAAGCAGCATATTTTGCCATTCGTTCCTCCTTTAGGGCGAGTAACTGCCCAGAAAGTCTATAGAGCCAGTTACTTTAATAGTAACGCTTGCACCAAGTTTATCTTCGACTGGCGCGGAGAGTTCAAAACCAGTAACGAACCCATCAAAGATCCACGAAGTGTAATTGACGTCCGGAAAGCGAAGCTCGAATTCACACTCAGTTTCGCTCCCCAGAGCAGACATAAAAGACTGATGAGTTATTTCGCCAGGATCGTAAACAATGTCGAAAGTTACTTCACCAGACCTCAAAATAGACGGCAAAATCTCCTCCCAGCCGTTGGGGCTGTCGTGGGTTGTGACATCTATCGTGTCCATAGTAGGTGATGGACCACTAATGGAAGAAAGGTTTGCGATTTTCTCACCATCCTTCCAAAGTTCAGTCCCAAATGCAGCATATTTCACATTAACCTCAACTTTCTTGATGATTGAAGATATAATCTACAATCATACGATATAACGGGACGTCCGGTACGACCGAAGATTGCTCCAAAGCCGGCAAACAGGAGTGGACGGGTGGATCCAAAGTCAGGTCCTGCCAGCCAACCAGTGATTGGCGGAGTGCTTTCGAAACGGCTCGCACGTCACCGTACGTCTCCCCATAAATGTCGAATTGAAATCTCGACGCGACCAATCCAGCACTCGTCTGATCATGGGTCAAAACACGAACAGCATCGACCCTTGTATAAGCTATAGCTGGATATTTAACCCCTTGAGGGAGTTGAACCGGGTATATCCTCGAACCAACGACTGACTCCAAATCAGTTTGGAGCTTGGACACCATCACCGTTTCGAAGTCCGCATAATCCGTCAAGATAAGCTCCTTCGAATAGTAGCCGCCATCACATCCAATACCTCTCGACGGCTTTCGTCCACCGCTGGCCTATGGTACGGTCTCGCAGGTATCTTCACCGAAGGCTTCAAAACGAACTTCACTTCACCAGCCTTGTCCATTAAAACTCCTCCACCCCTGCCTGACACGAAATGCAATCCGCCCATTTCTTTCGGTGTCGGGCTTTTATTGCCCTCCGTAGGAATAGCCAGATATTTAGTTCTTTTCGCACTAATAGTGGCTCCAAACTCGTGGACTGCGTTGTATATAACACCCCGCGATCCGACCTTGCATTCGGCACCATCCCTCGAAACCTTAGGATCGTACACCTGATAAGAGCCTATTAGCTTGCCTTGGTCTCGAAGCCCTTGTTTATCAATGTTTAGCTTACCTGCGGCCTCAACTATACCAGCCCCAGCCTGAACAGCTGCCAAACAAACTTCAGAGCTCACGGTCTTTTTCACTCCCTCGAGGGCTTGAATAAATTTATCTCCGTTTGTAATTTCTACGAGTGCCATTACGTCTCTACCTTTCGAAGATTAACTACAGAGCCAGATAAACCTAAGCCTTGCGGAGACTGAACCTCAAATAGGATAGGTACTTCCAAAACTTCACCTCTGAATCCAGTCAGCTCAAAACGATCCTTCTCACCCAGTTTGGCTCCATATGGAAGTCGGAGAACGGCATCGTACTGGACGACAGTCATATCAGCACCGTGAAGCTCGGTGCCTGTAGAAAACTCGATCCCGACTTCCATAGGCTCCTCATCCCTAACGTAAGGATATTCGACCTGGCCGTAATCGTCCTGAGTTGTGGTCGAATACCTCCACGCGTAGCCCTCGTCTCCCATAGTAGAGGCTTGGGCTTCCCTCATCAGGGCTTTATCTTCCTCAGACCAAACGGTTTTCATAATCGTCAAGCCAATCTTTGTAGTAGATATCTTCAAAACCTATAACGTTCGTAGGTGGCACTTTGACGTACCTCCCGGATTTGGCCGTCGAGCGGCCAGCAAACATAGCAGCCTGCTTCAAATATTGAGCCTGTTTCTGAGATCGGCTGAAGTTCCCTCCATCCGATGAGAAATCAAACTCCTTGGCTACTTTGGCAGCTTTCTCAAGCCAAATCCGAGAGGCGGCATCGTACAAATCATACGTTTCGATCCAATCCGGATCTATCGGCATCTTCCCATTCGAATCCATTATCGCGGCTTCGGATATAATGTCAGAAATCTCCTCATCCGAATACGGACTTGTAAAATCCGACTCCTCGGTCATCCTTCGGACTCGTTTAATTTGATTCGAAGTAGGTGCCATCTCAGGCTCCTTTAAGGACTTACAGAACCTGGCGTCAGCACCGCAAATGGATAACGAGTAGCTTCGTTGGTATTAATGCGATTAACTGGATTCGGCAACTGCCATCCGATTCGCATATAGCACCGTAAAGCGACCATATCTTGCTGGGCAAGGTTGTAAATGATTTGCTGAGTAGTTGGGTCTTGGATGACAGCTTCAGTCAAGATCTTATAAGTAAGG